AACCTTAGTACACAACCTCGTTTTTTATCTGTAAAGTATTTTCTATAACCATACACAGCAAATGACTCTGGATCTGTGCTTATACCATATTCACCTGCATAAGCTACTATTTGACCTATAACTAAACTACTAGATGTTACACTACCACCACCTTCTGCTGAATATATAGCATCCTTATCTATTAAAGCTCTACTAACTTTATCTTCTTGAAATATAATTAAGTTTGTGTCTTCTGCGTATAGTTTTTGTATAGAACCATTAACAGGATCTGCGGATTTAGTTATGTCTTCACCAACAGAAAATTGATTTGTATTGTTTACACCAGTTCTAGAGTTAAATACACCAGAGTATATTAACGAACTAATTCTATGTTGTTGTTTAAATGTATCTTCTACTATGTAGGCTTTAACACCAAAGTCAACAGATGTGTTGTTATAACCACCTCGTATTCTAGCTTCTTCTATATACCAGTCATTAGCATCTACAGCTTCGAAAGCTTCAGGTATGTAAGCGTCAGCAGCTCTTCCTGTGAAAGCTATAACATTATTATTAGCCACCGGCTGTGCTGAATCAATTGTTATATCTTGATTATTAGCAGCTACAGATAACACGGTTACAACAGGATTTCCTGGAAACGGCGATGTTGTGTCAGTAACTATTTGACCAGCACCTACGTTTATATTAGGCGCTTTCAAAGTAATAGTAGTACCAGTACTAGCATCAGCAGTGCCAGTAGTGTCTTTAACCTCTACAATACTGTTGATTTTTTTCAACCAGAATGTGCTAAAATAATTTACTTCTAATGTAGCTGCCATAATTTATTATCACTCATTTTTTAATATTATTACTAGTAAGGGAATTCCATTTGTAAAGGTGTACAGGTACCACTAAGGGGTGGAGATGCTGTGTTTCCACAGTTTCTAATATAACACTGAGACCAAGGGTTTGGTTTATAAACTTTACCGTCTGCTGTGGTAAATCTAGTTGAAAAACTATATCTATAACTAGAAGGATCATCAAATGGAGAACTACCTTGTGTTTTAAAAGCTAAATAACCACTTATTCCATTACCAGCATCAGCAAAAGCATATGGCGTTGATAATGTAGATGAATTAAAAAACTGAGGAACATATTGACCATAGGGTACGTTTGACCAAGCTGGTGAAGTTCCATAAGAACAATTATAATCTGACCCAGGACTTGTACTCATACCATACTCGTAACTTGTTCTGGCTACACCACCAGTTATGTTTGTGCCATCTTCTATAACACAAGTACTATAATTTAAATCGTTAGAGTTAACCCAACATGTTAAAGCTTGGCTTTGCTGATTAGCTGTACTACTTTTTGCATTTATAGCTGCAATACAATATTCACCCGTTTGTCCAAAACCTAATATTATTTGATTATAAAAATTATCAAAACTACCGGTATTAGAAGTATCAAGAGCAACTGATATTGGTGCGCCGGATGGATTTATGCTTTCATTGTTTAAATCCGTAATATGAGCCCAAGCTGAGCTACTACTTGATCTATGCCAAACTTTCCAAGAAACAGCACCTTGTAATCCGGCTTGTGGAGGATTGTTAGCCCACACCATTCCAGAATTTAATGAGAATACTATTTGACCTTGTGTTAACGCACCTGAACCTAATCTAAATAATGTGTTAGTAATAGAAGTAGCAGCGCTAGGTGTTATTGGTATATCTGAATTAACAGTGCCACTAGTATATCCAGGTTGTAAAGCTGCAGCAGAAAGATACCAAACACCTGTAACTGTTCCGCCATTGTAATCTGTAATAAGCGCTGCTTGAGAACCTACTGGTTGACCTGTGTCTATTGGACCAGTTACACAGGGTGTAGACTTTATTTCGTTATTTGCAGGCTCAGGTCCTATAAATATGTTTTGAGTTGCGGTGGCTGATAAAGAACCGTCTGCAACATCTCCATTAGCATCTTCTATTTTTAACACTATAGCGTGTTGTCCATTAGGTGTGTTATTAGCTCTTTGTGTTAACTGACCGATTGTAGGATCTAATATTTCAAAAGAAGGTTGACCATCTAATCCAGTTGGATTTCCAGATAAAATAGACCATTTTAATTGTTCAACTCTTTCAGTTCCAACATAAGAAGAACCATTAACAGCGCTAATATCTTGATTTGGCAAAACAGTTTCGTCTACAGTTGCTATTATATTAGGTAATGGGCTATTTACAAAAGAAGGTGCTGCGTTACTTAAAGCTCCATTTACTATTATTGTATTAACTTCGCCAGGTGCCAATGAAGACGACGAGTCTACAGTAACTGTAATACTAAATTGATATACATCTTGTGTTATACTATCATCTAAATAAACAAAATTACCAACAGTTTTCAATCTATACGCTTTATATGTTGGGCTAGCCGCGTTAGTATCTTGTTCTAATGTAAAGTAATTATTTGCAACAGCATCTTCTCTAACCGATATAACACTCATTGTTGCTGTTGTAGGATAAGCTGCGTCAAACTGTGTTCCTTCATTTGATATTGGATAAAACCAATCTGTTATTGGATCCCCTGAAGCTTTGCTTTCAGGTTGTGAATAATTTAAAGCTGTGAAAGCGCTTGGCCCATCATAACCAGTTAAAACATCTGCGTTTAAATCTGATATTAAACCAACAGTTCCAGTTTCCCAGAATATATCTAATAAAGATTCTTGTGGATCTGTTTCATATATAGCTAACACAGGAAAGTCTGCGTTACCAGCTTGAGTATCTTGTTGACCTATTGCTTGTCTATTTGTAGAAATTCTTATTAAAGAAGGATCTGTTTCGTTTTGATATATACTAGGATGTTGACTCAATGTTCCACCACCAGCTAAAACAGATTCTTCTCCTACAGCATCCACACTGTGGTAAGGATTACTTGTTCCAGGAAAGTATTGAGCATTGAAAGGTGTGGTTGCAAAATCAACATTAGTAACTCTACCCGAAAGTAAAACACTACTTCTGTATTGTTTTTGATTTGGTCCAACCTCTGATAAATCTCTAGGTATTTTATTTATATTGTCTCCAAATAACGTAGAAAAAGCCGTTTGATTAACTTCATCACCAAAATATTCAGTATGACCAAAGTAACCATTTACTATACCAGGAAGATACGCGTTATAATACTCTTGCTCTGTTTGTTTTACAACTATTTTATAAGAATACCAACCAACTGGATTTAACGTGTAAGCAAAGTTTAAATCAGCTGATGTTCCTGATAAAGTTGTGTCATTTAAATAACTAGAATTTACTCTTCCGTTAGTTGTTATTATATAATCAGGCGCGCTAGTGCTATTTACGTTTGTAACTTTTACATAATCTATGTATTCTCCTCTTAAATAATCACCTTCAACCGGAATAGTTATGTTCTGTGGATATGCTGTGCTATCTAAAGTAAACGTATATAAAGTATCTGTTATTGTTGCAACAGGTGTTTGTTTTACTGCAAAACCGTTATCACTTGTTGCTATAGCGTAAAGACCTGGTTCACCTGTGCTAAAATTAGGTAAACTATTTGTTCCAGACAATATACCTTGCGTAACACTAAGTTGTAAAGTATTACCAAACCAAGCTTTCATATTAGAAGTGCTTGTGTTATATGAATTAAATATAGTAGATCCTAAAAAATTATTAGCAGCGTTAGAGCTAACCGGCGAAAGTATTACTGGCGATTGTCTACCATACTTATCTGAAAGTATGAAACCAACTTGGTAATTTCTATTTTGTTTTAAAGAATTATTGGGATATTCTATCCAACTTGTTCCATTAGAAATAGAACCTTTGTCTATCACTTTAACATCATAATTTATAACGTCAGGAGCAGAATGCGTGTCTCTAAAATTACCATACATTATTCTGTTACCTGCAGTTTCTTGTGCTAAAGCTCTAACAGGAACTTTATCATAAACTCTTATAGTTTGGTCGGATGGTAGCGTTTTATAAGGTTTTCTAGATTGGTATTCGTAAGTATATATATTGTTTACAGAATCATTGCTTATATCACTAACAGGGACAGTTTCTAAAACTTTAACGCTTGTTTGATCTGATTCTTTATATAGTATGTCTAATGATTTTATTTTAAAATCAGAAAAAAGTTTAGATCCTTTACAAGGTAGCGTTACAAGAAGTTCAATATTGTTAACACTGTTTTCCATCCAAGCGACAATAGTGCTTCTAAAAGCATTATCTTCATCTTCGTTTTTAAAATAACCTTTTTGCTTAGGTATATAAGCTATTTGTGTAAATGGTGCAAATATAGAGTATTCACCGTCATCAAATCTATATCTATAGCTAAATCTAACATATCTACCCTCTAAATAATCAGGATCACCAGGCCAATTAGGATCACTAGATTTATTTGTCATAGTTGATATTAAAAACGTAAAAATATCTCCAGCCAAAGGAATTGTAATAGCTTTTGACAATGTAACTGTTGTTTTTCCAGCCGCAGTTGTAGCTGTTATTACTGTAACAAAATCAGCTGGAGCTACTTTAACAACGCCAGATGAACTTGTGCTAACAGCCGTCATGCCTGTTAAAATACCTGTGTTTTCATTAACCACAAAAGTTGTTGTTGTTGGAGCAGGACTAGCCTCTACTATTCCAGTGGTTTTTTTAAGTAAAGAAATAGGTAAATAAGGATTATATTTTGCTACAGACAATTGAACTTCGTCTGTATAATAACCAGAAGGTTGGTTTATATTAACTTTTCTAGGTTGATTTCTATTATCAGTAAAAAATAATAAATTTTCAATTAAACTAGCCTGAACTGGATTTGTTGTAGAAAAATTTAAAAATACACCGTCAGCTATAACTTGAGCTGTAGCGGGATTTTTAGGTGACCAAGAATATATTATACATCTTTTACCAGATGGTGCATACGTAGGTGTAACATTAGGATTTGAATCTGTATAGTTAGTTGCAAAAACAAATATAGTCTGAGTGTATTCATCAGTTAAATAACCTATAGTCTGTATATCACTAGGTAAGGCTGGTGTTATAGTAAAAGTTTTTTCAGTATTACCTAAAATAGTTTCTAAAGCACCTATATCGTCATCTTCTGACTTTCCTACAGATATGTTCTGCGCATCTCTATATTCACCATTAGGTATTAATCTATCATCCAAGTCTTTATTCATCTTGGATCTTAGAAAACTATTTTTAATTTCAGCCATGTTTAATATTTAAGCCATTTAGATTTACCTCTCATAGTTTGAATCATTTGATCAAGCTTAAGGTTAGATAATCTTATTTTAGCGTTTCTTAATTTAGCACTTCTCTCTTGTTTAAATCTTCTAACAACATACTCTTGTACATTAGCAGACGTAGACAATATTGCATGTATAATATGAGCATACAAAGCTTCTTCAGCTAATTTAGGTATTCTTAAATCTAAATCATAAGAATTACCATCAGATATATATTCAAGTACTATAACTTTATTAGCTAGTTCACTAGTAAAATTAAACGTACCTTTTCTTTCATCTATTTCAAACCAACCATTTTTTTGACTTGTTTGAGGTTGTAAACCATATCTTTGGCCTAAAGCACCATTGTAATATCCTTGCCAATATATATTAGCTTCACTATATTGTTCTGTGTAAGCACCACTTATATTTCTCGGATCATTAGCATCCCACGCAGCGTTTACTTTAGAGGTAACCTCTAAATTATTACTATTACTATCTTGAGTTGGTATACCCGCGTCATCTTGAGCTGGTGTATAATAAGGTCTTGAAGTTAGTTTTTCAGCTGGTTGAATAGTGTGTAAAACACCTTGTTTATCAACCCAAGCTAACCTTACGTAGTTAACATAATCTTGAGGTATTTGTAAGCTTAAGCTAACTGGTATACCTAATTCTGCAGATTTAATACTTTTTAATGTATCATAACTAAATTCTTGTAAACCACGTCTTGCGTGAAATATAACATCAGTTCTTTTAACACTAGGTATAAGTTTACCAGCGCCTACGTATGCTATAAGAAAATTATCTATAACATCGTTAAGTCTCGTGTAAGAATAGTTACCTAAGCTTTCACCCAAAGTATTTTCATTTAACTGTATTTTTAAATACGTACCAATACTTAAACTAGCATTAACTGTTATTATATTTGGAGACAGCATAGCCCAAGGGCTAGAAAATTGAAATCTTAAATTAGTTGATACAGGTATTTGAACTGTTAAGTTACACACAAATTGAGTTGGTCCCGTTATAGATGTTACAGTACCATAAACAGCTCCAGTAGAAACATCAACTAAGCTCATGCCAGCTAAAACATTAGTGTTGTTTGCTGTTATAGTTACAGTTACAGCTGCTCCAGGTCCATAAGCATTATTATCAGTAGTTCCTGTTGTCGATGCTGTTGGTGAAGTTGGTGTTAATTCAGCCCAAACATTTGCATCTGGACTTGTAAAAATTTTAAAATTGTTTAAATTATAACCATTTGAAGCTGGATCTGAATTATCAAAAACTAAATTTGTATCAAAAGTTGATGTAAAAGTTTGACCTACTCCTGCTGAAGTTATATAAAACTGCTGAGCTCCAGCGTAGTATTGTCTATTAGTTTCGGTTATTAAACCACCATTAGGTATAGGCATAGTTTAGCTTTTTTGATTTTGTTGTTCTTGTGCTACTTGTTGAGCTGCAACTTGTATTATTGTAGGATCTTTTACCACTACTCCAGCATATAATAAAACTTTTAAAACTATTTCAGTTTGTTCAGCATCATGAAGTTCAAAATTTATAGATGTATCTGGATTATAAACATAAGCATTTCCAGAAAGAGTAAAATTCCAAACTGGATCCATAGGTTTTCGTATATAAGTAGCTTCAACACCTGATTGAATTGTTTGAGGATATACAAAAAGTTTTTGTCTTTCGTAAACATATACAGGATAAGTAGTTGTTGGTGCTGTTAATTTAGAACTTAATAAATGATATAAATCCCCTCTATCAACTCTTTCAAGCTCTTGAGTTGGTAAAGCTCCAGCGCTATAAATAACTGTTCCTAGTCTATAAAAATCATCTTGTGTTGTGACTACAAAAATATCTATACCAGCCGCTGGTGCAGAATTTAAAGTTAATGTAGTTCCATTTATGCTATAAGCTGTGCTAGCAATTCCATCTAAATAAACAATTGTAGTTCCGCTAGCTAGTTGATTAGCTGTAATAGTTGATATTGTATACGCTTGTTGATTTAATATAGTTACAGTCGTAAAAGTAGCTTGTGAAGATCCTGATTCTGCAGGTAAGCTAAAAGCACCATTAGCATAAGTAGTGTTGCCAATAGTTTTAAATATAGAGATTTTTTCATCAAGATTTACGACTCTATCTGCGTAATCTGTATCTGTTTGTGGAATACGTATTTGCTGATTAAGATCCTCAAAATATCTTTCAAATATTTCTAATTGAACTTGAGTACCTATTTTATTAAACTCAACAGGTGTCATATAACCTCTCTGTTCTTTGTTTAGTATTAATAAAACGGTTTGATATACAGTATTTACGTTTATTGCCATTTTAATTTTTTATTTAATAGTGATTTGGGCCACCGAAGTGACCCTTCACTATATTATAGTTACATATTATTATAACTTTTTCTCTATTGTTTTGAAGATTTCTACACCTTCATCAGTTTTAAAGAAAGCAGCCATAGCTGAATATGGATTTTCATCAAATGGAACAGTCATTAATTTTCTATCATTAGAGCCCCAATGAAATGTTCGTTGGTCTTGTGATAGTTTAATTATTCCTAGTTCCACAGCTTTAATAGCTGTATTTCTAAGCCCCACGTTTTCATCATTTGCAATAGCTAAAAACGCTTGAGGGTTTTTCTTAGCCATTAAAAGTAAATCTCTTTTTATTTCTTTAGAACTCATTTGAGAAACAGACGATCCTTTTTCAACTCTTAAAATAGCTTCAGCATGATCAACATCGATATCTTTAGCTAAATTTAAAGCGTCTATTTCAAAATTAATATCATCTAGTTCATTTTGAGCTACTTTCATTGGCTCTAATTCATTATAAATAATACCTTTTTTAGGGTGATATAATGAAAGTAATTTTTGTAAATTTTGTTTTTCTTTAGGAACAACTAAAGCTCCTTCTTCAAAAATAATATGACCTAATATAACCTCTCCTTTTTGTTCATCAACAAATGGTGAGTTTTGATTGGTTGCATATCTTATTTCTCTTTGCGTTCCAGTTGATTCATCAAACCACATTAAAGGGTATCTACGTGAATTTCTAGCTCCTAAAGTATATGTTAAAGGACTTAAGTCCTGTAAAAGATAATATGTTCTATCTTTTATTTCCCAAGAAGGGACTGTGTTTTTTTGTTTTGACATAATATAATATAATAAAAAAAATTAATAAAATAAAGAATATCTCCGCCCGAAGACGGAGATAAACTTTAAAGCAATATTAGCTTTGGAATAATACGAAGTTATTCGCAGCTTGAGTCACAAGACATCTTTCAGATAACCAGTTAACTTGCATTGCATCTAATTCAGAAGTGTAAACACCTCCAACAGATCCAGTGATCCAGTTTTTGTATCTTCTGTCATCTCCTTGTGATGATCTATATCTTACGTGTAAGAATGGTCTTCTAATGTTTGTACCTAAAATTTGGTCATACACTGTAGAAGTTCCCGCAGGAATTAATACACCTTCGATATTGCTAACTGCAACAGCACCTCTTGTAGAAGCGTCATTTAAGTATTTCCAGCTAGTTTTGTAAAAGTCATAAGAACCTCTTCTAAATCCAGAGAATCCTAAGTTAAGAGCCATATCCTCAGAGTTTTCAAATAAACCATAAGCAACTCCTCCAGCAAAACCACCAGAGATTTGTCCTAGCATATCATCAAAATCTAAATCCATAGATCTGTTTAAGAAAAGCATGTTTTCTTCAATAGCTCCTTGAGTATCAAGATTTTTAAGCACTTGATCAAAGTCAGAGATACCAGTACCACCAGAGAATCCAGTCATAACGTTACCTCTTGCTGTGATAGCAGCAAATAAACCTTCAGAACCATGAGCAACAGCAGCACCACCAGCAGCAGTAAATCCTGGTACGTTAGCTGAGCTAGCAGCAAAGTTAATACCAGCAGCACCTGCAGCTAATTCTGATTCAACCATTGACATTTCTAAATAGTCATCAAATCTTAATCTTGTTTCAGACTCAGATTTTAAATACCATAAGTATCCTGATGTACCATCTTCTGTAGCAACTTCTACCCATCCAATCTGTGCAGTGTCAGAACCATTAATTTCATATCTATCTTTTATGATAATTGGTTGGTTAGAATACTGAGTAAATTGTGGTTCAATTGATTTGCTTCCTGAAGTCGTTCCTTTTGCAAAGATCGAACCGTAAACAAATATTTTTAAGTTTGCAACTAATCCTAAAGCATTCCAGTTAGCTTGAGACAAAGGATAACAAGTGATTTGACCTGCAGCTGTTGCACCTACAATACCTTTAATAGTAACTCCAGTAGCTGGGTTCATTACTACGATAGTATCGTTAGGGAAAATTGCATTTTGAATTGTACCAGCGTTAGCAGGAATAGTAATAGTAGCAGCTCCGTTTGCAGTTAACTGACAACCTGTATATGCAATATGTAATCTATTTTGTTCAGACCAGATAACCTGATCAGATGTCATTGGCATTTCAGCGCCAACCATTCTTAGGAAACCATTTAAAGTTCTGTTTCCGTATCTTTCTACTTCAGCTTCGTATACTTCTGGTAAATATTGTTGAGCAAAGTCATTTGCTCCACCGTTAAATGCCAGGTAGTTACTAGCTAATGTTTGTGGCGCTTGAGAAGGTACTAAACTTCCGAACGCCGGATTTAATGTAGCCATTTGTAATTGAGTTTTTTAGTTAAATTTTCGTGTTTTAATTTTCAATTTTGAACTATCTAAACCACTGACCGCTTTTACTTTTAATCCATTAACAAATACATCTCCAGCAGGACTTTCTCTTACTTCAGTTTGTACGTTTTTAGATTTTGCAGCAACATCTCTTATAGCATCAGCTTTACCTTGCTCATAAAAATGTTGCGCAATAGTATCTACATTTTCAGCAGCATACATAGCTTTATGATAACCTTTAACATCTGTTACATCACCTTTATCATTTAAGAACTTCTTAATTACATTAGTAATATTAGATTGTTTTTCTGCAACCGCGTCTGGATTTTTAACACCATATCTAAATTTCTTTTCCCCTACGTTGAAATCAAAACCTTTGAATTCTTTAGAAAAATAATCTTTAGTATTAGATTTAAATCTTTCGTGTTGCTCTTGGGCAGTTTCCTGCTCTTGGTTATATCGATTAAAAAAGTCCATAGCTTTTTGTTGGCCTTGAGTAACGCCGGGTCTCAACTTGATCTCCTCGTAATATTTACTTTTTAAACCTTCTAAATGCTTGCGGGCTTTTGCAACCTCTTCTTTATATGCGAGTTTTTTCTTTCGGATCTCTCGCTCCTCGTCTACTTCTTCATCAAAAGAAAAATTATCTTCCATCATGAAGTTAATTTCTTCTGAATTTAAGTGTGATTTTTCTTGTTTATAATACTCTCTTAATAAAGTATCATTATCTACATTAGAATAGTCAGCGTTTAATCTAACATAATCTTCTAATGTTCCACCAGTTTCCTTCATAAAGTCTACAACTTTTTCGATGTTTTCTGGTAGTTTAGCTATTTCTCTTGCCTCTTCAGGTGTTGGAGCAGTAACTCTTTCTTCAATTTTTTCACCTATTTCCTGTATTTCTTCTTCAACCTTTTGTTCAATAGGTTTTTCTTCTTCTACAATTTCTTGTATTACTTGCTCTTCTTCTTTATTTTCAGGAATTTCTTTGGGCTCTGGTACTTGTTTGTCCACTCCAGAGCTAACTCCGGTTTGTTCGCCCACATCCACCTTCTTTGTTTCTCCGACTTGAATGGCATCTGTTTCTTCTGTTTTAGGTTTAGACAAATCTAATTTAATAGGTTCATCTTTTTGTGTTAATTTTTTAGGTTTACGTTTAATTTTAAACGTACCCTCTTCTTTTACTTTTTCAGACATAATATAATATAATAAAAATTAATAAATAGTTTATTGCGGTTCAAATTGCTCTAAACCAAATCCGCCTAAATTATCCATACCTGCTGATTCAAAATCTGTAGGTAACAAGTCATTTTGACGTTGCTCAATCATTTTAGATTGTTGCGTTGCTTGTATTTTAGTTCTTTTATCTTTACGATCTTCTATAAATTGTTCTTTTTCTCTATCAGTTTTTATTTTAGCTTGAGCTAATTGTAATTGATAATTAAATTCTTCAGCCATTAATTGTTTTTTAATTAATGCTTCTTGCTCCATCCTTTGTATTTCAAATTGAGATTTAGCTTGCTCTATTTGTATTTCTGTTTGAGCTAATGCCTCTTGTTTTTGAACTTCATTCATAGCGGCTTGCTCAGATTGTTGCATGTTTGCTTGAGCTTGTGCTTGTATTTGAGCTTGTTGAGCCTGCTGATCTGCTTTTTGTTTTTGTATTCTTCTATATTTTAATATTTGATTTGCTAATTGTATATTTTTAACTTCTCTAATATCAATAGCATCTTCTAAATATATTTGACCAGATTGTAAAGCAACTTGTATATTTTGCTCTAATTTAGCTTTTTCTTCATCATCAGGTTCTAGTTCTAAATAAATACCAAAATCATATAAATGAAGATTTTTTAATTCTTCAATATTTCTCGTGTTAGTTAATGATATACTTTGCATTAAAGCTTGTTTAGTTAAATCAAACTCTAAAGCATCAGCTAATCTTAACGATATGTTTTCACAAGTTCTCAATGTTAAATACAAACTGGCATTAACAATATGTTTAGTAGCTATATTAGAAGCATTGGCAGCCATTTTTTGCAATCCGACTAAAGCGTCCTTGTCTGGTAAACTGCCATCTCGTGCTTCATTGAGACCCGTTACGTCTCTTATCATTTGTAAATAATATTGATATGTATTTACAAGTGATGCTATTTTTCCATTTGCGCTAGATGATTGAAGTTCTTGAATAGGTACTTTACCTCTATTAGGATCACCATCTTGTGTTAATGATCTACCAACTATACTACCAGTTTGAAAATACATATTTAATGCTTCTTGTGGATTATAATTAGTACCATTACCTAAATCAACCTCTGCTAAACCATCAACATCTACAAAAACACCATCTGGAACCATTCTAGCAATTACTTGTTGTAGTTTTAACGATGTTAATTGTATCATATCAGCATAACCTGTTATACGGCTAACTAGTGATTCAATACGTCCTTGATATATATGAGGTGCGCATATAGCGTAATTCATGTTTACTTTAGTTAAATCACTTTTAGGTCTTGTCATGTTTTCAGAAAGCTTCCATTCTAGCATTTGTGGAACACCCATAACTTTTACACCACTAAATAAAACTTCAATAGATCTTGAAACTCTATCAAAATTATCACTAGTTGGTGGATTAAACGTGTCTGATTTTACTAAAGCTTTTTCTAAACCTTGATCAGTCTTTTTTATTTTAAATACTTGGTCTATAAATGTTTTATATTCAAAGTATAAAACCTGTATTAAATCATTATCATAATTAGGTTGAGCAACATACCCTTGACGACCTGGATATTTAGCTAGTCTTTCTAATTCATCTTTAGTTAAATAAGGAAATTGTTTTTTAATTTCAGCTAATGTTAAAGATTTAATTTCACCAACATAATATATATCTTCAAAATTAGGATCATTAGTATATGAATAAACTAAATTAGCTGGATCTACATAATCTACAACTACACCTTCAGATTTATTAAAAGATGTTTTAACAGCTCCTATACCTATTATAACTATATCATCTATTACTCTTTTGTTTATTAATTGATATTTGTTAAAAGCTAAAGTGTTGTTTATTGCTTCTTCTTCAGCAATTTCTACAGATTGCTTGTAGTTTAATTGCATATGAATTTCTAATTCTTCTTTAGATCCAGGTAGCTTTTCTGGATTTGAAGTTGAAAATAAATCTGCACCTAATTTACCTTTAATTTCTTGAAGCAAAGGTTTTGCTGTCATGTCTCGCATTATGCTTGAGGCATAATTAGTTCTTTGTTTTTGTGAAAAAGGATCTTGAGCATATGCTTTTAATTCATATTCTTTAGATGCTATACCGTTTACAACTAAATCAACAAATTTAGGTATAATAGGCACTGGTTTCCAGTCTAAATTTAAATAAGATAAATCACCATTTATAGATAATTCATCTTTATATTTTTGAACAGATTGTTCACCTCTAGCGTATAATCTTAGTCTATTATAATTTTGATAACCTGTCACCCATTTGTTACTATTAACTCTTCCACCTCTAAACCACTCATACTCAATAGCTTGCCCTACCAGCAATCCATACTCTAAACTTTTCTTTTCCTCTTCAGATACCATCTGACTTGGAAACGCGCTGTTAACACTTGTATTAATCATTTAATTAATTATTTTTGATTTAAAACCTTTGTTGTCATATTTAGCAAAGCTTAAAGAAACTTTTTGTTTAATAACTTCAGGTACAGGTCTATATTTATTTTTATTGCAAGCCATAATAGCTAAACCAGAACTTATTGATGCATCATGTTTAGTTCTATTATTTATATCAAACGCTGCCCAATCTTCTAATGTTCTTTGAAAATACATAGAACCATATTGTTCGTTGTTATAGCCTACAAACATTTCAATATAAGATTCTATTGCTGCAGCATGGGCTTGTTTTACATCTTCACTTGAATTTGGTATACCACCTATTTCTTTTTCAGTTACAGACAACTTATGCATTGTTTTATCAGGTCTATTCATAGAAAAACCTCTGTAACCTCTTCTTTTTAAATGGTATAATAATCTTGGTTTATTATTTTCAGCAAGCAATGGCATACCGTAAAAAACTAAAGCCATTAATACATCTTCAAAAAATGTTTCTGCTGTTTGAGGTCTTGATATATATTCTAAGAAAAACAAATTAGGTGGAGCGCTTTCCATACTAAATTTAGTTAATCCGTGAAGCGATCCTTTTGATCCTCTTCCATCAACAGTTCCAGATATATCATAACTATCACATCCAAAAGCACCCATGTGTTCATTACCAGGATACTTAATACCGTTTTTAATAACAACTCTATTTTGCTGATTTGGTTCTGGAACCCATGATACATAAAACCTTCCTTGTTTATTAGGTGTAAAGCGCACGTTTGTATCTTTTATCCCATCTATCCACTGAAAATTACCCTGTGTGATTACATTTGAGTTTCTTAAATCTTCATTATAATCTATTTGTTCATATATTTTACTTAGATTAAATAAAGATTGTTTTGTTTCATCTCTAAAAGCATGTTTTTCAGTACGTGGAAATTGTCTATAAAATTCATTTAAAGCATCTGGATCATTTTTAAGACCTTCAACTTCGTTTTCCCAATGTTCTATTACGCCTATATCTATAGGGTAGCCATCAATTCCCTTCGTTTCTTTCTTGGGTGTCTCGAAGACAGGTAATCCATAAGAATCGATGTATCCTTCGTAATTCCACTCCATAGGTATGAACAAGCTATATAATCCCGAGCTAGTCTGCCCATTGCGGTTTCTTCTGGTAACGTCTGAATCATCGTATATTTTTTTATAATTTCTACCTCCTTTATCTAAAGCGTTTGATGTTGAACCCATCATACACTTACCAATAATTCTAGAACCCAAACGTAAACAAGTTTTTGTAACCCTCCAGTTATTTAATATATTGTCAGGTCTTTCCCACTTACCAGATTCATCGTGTACAAGTAGTTTTAATTTTTCACCATCGTAACTATTATCTCCAGTGTTTTTCCAGTCAATAGTTGTATCTAAACCTTCTAATTCTTCTAACTGTTCGTTAGTATCTAGTTTTCTTCTTGTAAACCTACTAGCGGGAACTCTATAAGCAAGTTCTGTTTTTGGTCGATCCATACCGTCTTGAATCGGCTTGAAGAAAAAAGGGTAGTTGACGGAAATTGGTACAATTTTATCGGTAAACATTTTCTTTGCATCAGCCCCAGACTTTGATAAGACACCGTATCTAGCATCACTAGAGATAGTGGCAAGGTTGACAGCTTCGCCTGATGCCATGAATGAAAAACCAGACCGTCTGTTTTTGAGGTAGCACATTCCATAACATCTTCTATCGGCTTTGCAAGCTTCCCAGAATATAAAGAATAATCTGTTTGCTTCCCTAAAATCTGGTTGCCCAACATCAATTTTGGACCACTGCAAGTACATATAATGAGTACCAGTAATATAAGTAGCTTTACCTTTATTAGTGAACCAATAACCTTCGTGGCGTTTGGTAAATTCTTTATCAATATACGCATACCATTTTTCTTTAAACTCTTCTGGATATTGTTTCCAATCAAATACTGTTTTTATTCTTTTTAACTCTTTAGGGTATTCTTGAGCTTGCCATTTATCAGTTTTATTAAAAACATCTTTTTCTTTTGGTAAAGCTATTTTTAAATTTTGTATTTCGTATATTTCACCAATCTGACCTGTTCTACTAATTACAATAACATCGTATTCTTTATTGTAACCGTACTCCCACTTTTTTGATCTATTTATTTTTTTAACTACGTGAGGCTTTATAGGATTTATTACCTTGTATAAAGTTTGTTCGTACATTACTTAGATCTTCTTTCGGCAAAACCTCCAAAAGGTTTAGCTTTAGCTTCTTCTTTAGGTTTATTGTTTAACATATCTTCTTCTTCTTTAATACGGTTAAGTATTTCAAAAGCATCAAATATAGCTAGTTTTTTAGTAGCAGCAGCATTTTTTAATCTATCAGCTGATATATCATCATCAGAATCAACAATAGCTTCTTTAGCTACTTTTATAAGTTCTTCAACTGCTTTGTGCCCAGCTTGGATTATATTCTTTTTCGTTTCCTTGACGTTCATATTTAATTACAATATCATTTGATTTCATACAGTATAAACGCTTGCCGTCAACTAAAAAATCAAACTCACCAAACGGTTTGTAACCTACAACGTCTCCCTCGTTTATTCCTAGCGCTTCTAATGAATTATTACTATATTTTAATATACCAATAAGGCTTTCTTCTATATTAGCGTTTATATCATCATTATTTCTAAGAGGATTTACAAAACATCTATCACCAAATGATATCCATTTGTTTTTATTTTTGTAAAGATATATTTGATCTGGTTGAACAAAATATAAATTATCTTTGAAAAACGACTTGCTATTTTTTTCGTTACCTCTAATATCATAAAATCTTCTAAAAACATTATGATGTATCATTATTTTATCACCTTTTTTAATTGATGTTTTGTATGCTAAAGGAACTTCAATAACTTTTGCTATATTATTTACAGATTTAAAACTTTCAAGCTTAGTGTTAATTATAAGGCTTTTGTCACCTATCTTAACTTCATTATTATATCGCTGACCTAATGGTTTAACGATAAAATCATAAATGCTTTTCATTAATATTCTAAATCATACTCAACAGATATAGCCATGTTAGAATTAAATTTCTTCCATGGCAATACCTCGTTGTTTTTTTTAATGTAAATGTTATAAGAATTATCTTTTGTATCAAAGATTATATTGGAAATAGTGTGACCTCCATATACAGATTGAGACAAAGAATAATGCATCGCATCAGTTTTATAATCAGATCCGATACTGATTTTTCTAATAACAGATGACATTACTCCTTAACTTCTTCTTCTTTTTCGATAGGAGTGTAAGAACCGTCTTCAAGATTAATGTTAATCGATCCGTATTCTTCTTCTAGTTCTTTTTTAAAGTCTTCAGTTTGTTTGTTAACTTCATGGAACTTAGATAATACCGCGGTTTTTTGGGCTTCTAAAAATCCTACTTCATTTAATAACTTGTTTAAGTCTTTTTGAAAGTTTTGAATTTTTTCTAGTTGGTCTTTTTTGATATTCATTTTAATTAAATTTGATTACTTGCCTATTGATTTAAATTTCTCTGCACCTCGTGAACCGAAATAGGCAACATAAACGGTTATAAGAAGTGATTTTAATAAGTCAACCCATCCTGTATCTATAGCAAAGGGTATATTAAAACCATCTAACAAAATAAAAATAACAAGAGATATTGTTAAAAATATTAATGTTATTGGTCGTGTATTTTTTGAAAGCCATGAATCTGATTTCATATCGCTGTCCCAGCGTTTTGATACCTCTTGTAATTCTATAGTGTCTTGCTCTAATAATTTAAGAGCTGTTTCTTTGTCTTGTGGTGGTAGGTCTGGATCCTTGTCTATAAGGTTTTTAACCATACTTAACGCACCTTGATCAGGCAGTATATCTCCTATCACATTTATAATACCTGATTTACCTAGTAGAAATTTTCCTACTTTAGTATCTTTAAATTTCTTTTTTGGTTGTGACATAATTATTCTGCTTTATAAGCTTCTACCTCCCACGGTAAAGTTTTATCACCTTCATCAAAAGATGATCTTAAATATTTTTTACCCTTCCAGTACATTGCTTTTTCATCATAATCTAAATCTCCACGAGCCATTTGATGTATGTGAACATTTTCGTGATTAATGGTTTCAGTTATTAAATCTGGATCGGTTACGTTTTTATTAATTAAAATATTTCCACGCTTATCAGCTCTACCTATAACATCACCTTCTTCAAACTCTACATTTACTATTGGTGTAGGAAATTTACTAAAAGGTGGTTTAAGTTTAAAAGCCATATCTAAACAATGAAAGCCACAAGGCCTAAACCCTGTGGCATATCATAATTAATTATTAAGAGAATACTATGTTACTAACTGTAATACCTGATGGTAAAGCAACTTTAGCTTTTACACCACCTGGATTAGCTGTTAATGCATAGTTAATTGCATCTCTTACTGAAGGAGTTGTTCCTACTGAAGCATGAGTAATAGTAGCTTCGTCAAGAACACCACCGTTAAACTTGATTACTGTAGTTGTTGCTGAAGCAGCGTCTACTCCTACAATACTATCTACTCCGATTAAAATGTCTCCACCGTCAAGTCCAGCTCCCGATGAATAAATTGAGATAAATTTTGCCATAATTTTTAATTTTGTTTGTTGTTAATGATTGTTGATTGTTGTTGATTATTTATATTGTTTTAAAATTTTATTTATACCTTTGCTTTTAGAGCTGTGAATACCTTTATTTGGTCCATCATTCGTTGTCCCATAAAGCTGTTTAAAATCAGCATATATAGGAGTTGATCTAGAGTATGTAGTAGGAGAGTTTGCGATTCTACTTCTACCACCAGGAGCGTCTGGATTTTTATATGAAGGTGTAGTATCGCCTGTTCGACCACCACCAATATTGCCATAAGTTCTACCTTTTAAATCCGTTTTAGATTTTACTTCAGGTATATTATTTTTTCTCCTTCTTGCATTACCAGCTTTGTTACCATATCTTCCAGAAATATCATGAAAATCTTTTAAAACCTTTTGTCCTAAACCTGCACTTGAATTATTTTGTACTAAATTTTTAAATGTTTTTTGATAAGCTGAAGCAGAGTCTTTTTTAGACTGCATTTCCCCTGCGTAAACATCTCTATTTCTATCGCCTAACATCGATTGCATTGCGTAATTACTAGCACTATTAATAGATTTAATTGTAACTGGATTATTTTCAGAACTTGAAGAGCTACTTGTAGACGATCTAGAACTAGATTTCATGTTTTTTGCCTTAGTATTTCCATAATTTAAAACAGCTTTTCTATCGTTTACATCAATTCCAGCTGCAGCCATAGCACTCATATCTTTTGCAGAAGATGTAAGATTGTTATAAAAAACATCCTCCCCCTTATCTACAATTGGTGTTGAGCTTTTTGAGCTAGAACTAGAAGGCGTGCTTGAAGTTGTCGTTTTGCTTTTACTTAAAGTAGCCCCACTGTCATCTATTTTAAAAGTAACATTTCCTGTTGTTGAATTTTTTGGTTTACTAGGCTTTTTGGTTTTTGGATCTGTTTCTGGATCATCAATTTTATTTGCCCCATATGATTCTCCTGACATTTTTTTAGGTCCTTTATCACCTTCTAATACACCTCTTCCTATTAAAACATCTTTTTGTGTAATTTTACCATCACCTGAAAGATCTTCTAACTGTTTGTGTGGCCCTTTGTATCTAGCTGCACCTTCTCCATAAAATTTATGTGGTTGCCCGTATCTACCGGCACCATGACCTCCAGAGATTATGTCTTTCCCTGATCCTGGTATTCCACCACCTATTGTTTTTCCTTTTGTACCCATGATTATTTATTGTTTTTCATATGTTTAGACAAAAAAGTATGATCACGTTTAATGTCTCCAGCTAATTTTGATATGTGTTTTTCATCAGCTGTTTGGTTAATATTTTTGTACTTACCTCCTTTTTTTTGATCATCTAAAACATCTCTTTTTAAATAATCGATGTGAGCTTTGTCATCTTTGATAGCAGATTTTACATTGCCTTTAGTAATTTTTGTATCCATTGTTTTTTTTATTTATTTTAACTTAAAGCTACTAAATTTAATACACCACCATCTGTTCCTGTAGAGTAAACTTGAACTACACTTACGGGTAATATTGATCCTTGAGTAGGATTAACAAATTCTATTGCTTCATTGTTTATTGTATGTACTTTTATTTTAGATTCACTATCATAACTATACGTTAAAGTAGCATCAGCAGCTATACTATCTGCTTGAGATAAAGTATAGTTACTAGCATCAACCACTGTTGCTACTAGTAAACCTGCATCTGGTAATCCAGTGCCTGTAACTCTCATACCAACTTTAATCAACGGATTTGGAGATTTTAAACCTACATTAACTGAGTTGTTAACAACATTGTTATTTGAAGTTGTTGTAACAGGTAAAGTACTTGGTGAGTTACCTATATATAAATTGTATTGCTTCCAAGCCCCTATTGGAGTTGAAGCTTTTGCTCTACCATCTATAAGTAACGTATCACTTGGAGTGACTGGTATAGCTGATTTGTACGAGTCGGTGTAATAATTTCTAATCATTTTTTTTTATTTTTTTTCTTTATTTTTATTACAAAAGTTTCTAGCAGCTTCTTTACTACCAAAACCCCATTTTTTAAGAGCCATTTTTAATTTAGTTGGCTCACCTTTTTTATTTTTTAAAGAACCAGCCATACCTCCAAATCTACAAGCAAAAGAAACTCTACGTTTACCAGTACCAGATGTTTGTCTAGTACCTAGTTTTTTACCAGTTTCTTTAGTGTATTCAGATCTCATTTTACGATTTTGTTTTTCGTAAGACTTTTCTGTTATAGCAGGTCCATTGCATTTTTTAGCAAAAGGAGAATTGTATTGTGTGTAAGCCATTATATTACTTTGTATTTAGTTTTACCATTATCTTTATAAGCAAGTAGACATCTTCTTCTATTAGCATCTTCAGATACATAGCTTACATGCACCCAGTCAGGATTTTGATCAGTACCAAATTCCCAAATCATTTGATCGAAATCTAAATTATTTTTTATATACTCGTACATTTCTGCATTAGTTTTATAACCATAATTATCATCTAAATCAAGAGCGCAACCAATACAGTGTTGAGACGTTGTACTTCCACCAATAGCAGAATTTAATTTAGGCGAGCGATAGAAACTATTAATAGCGATTGGACCACCTACCCATTTACGTAGAGGTTCAAACACTTTTTCTGCAATAGTTTTCATATTAACCAAATCTAATTCCCTAGGTGTATTATCAATATTTAACCTAGTAGCTGTGTGAGATTTAATCCCTTCTTTAAGCGATATGTGTTCACTTATTCTATCACTCATTTTAGTGAAATTTTACTATCTTTTAGCAATACTACTTATTGGCCCAGCTTTATAATCACAAGGATACTTTGAAACTTGCATATTATTTCTTGCATTACCTTTTGCTAAATTTGTTGCAGTGTGAGGTCCACCCCACGTTGCATCAGCACCAACTTGTCCTTTTTTACTCATATCTTATATTTTAAACTGATTATTGTCTAGTTCTTCTCTAGGTGTTATATCTGGAGTTCCTAATGTAGGAAACGAACCAGCGGTTTGAACATCAGGATTTGAAACTATAGGTTTACCAGATCTGTCTATGTTTTTAGTATCAAACTTCATACTCATAGATTCTTGATCTTTTGGAGAAATAAACTTATTCTTTATTTCAAAAGGTCTAAACATATCATCAGCCTTATCCATACTCATAGGATCTAATATAGACTCTTTAATCCTTTCGTTTATATCTTTCATTATTTTTTAGACTTTAAAACTTTGATTTTATCTTCAAGCTTTTTAATCTTTTTGTCTATTGAAGAATATTCTTTTTTTACTTCTTCAACCTTTTTTTCTTTTTTTCCCATGATTATCTGTTTTTATCTTTGTTAACATTATTTATAGACGTGATCATTACTTTGTCTATATAGGTTTTACCTTTCATTATTTTATTTCTATGTAATGAGGTTGGTATATCCTCTATTCCAAGCATAATTCGGTACATTCTACTTATAAGCTGTTTACACTTGAAAGAAACTTTGTATATGTTGTATTTTTGAGTTGTACGATTATGTTTTCTCCATACGATTATCCAACCCTCTTTTAACAATCTGTTCCAGCGTCTATTATCCCAGCTATAAGAATAAGTACCGATTTTAAAATCTTCTTTAGTAAAAAGACCCATGCAATCGAAATATATAAGTAATTCTAAATCTGCATCATTTAAGTTGTTATTTTTACAAGCCCACTTCCTGATTATTCTATAATGTTTTAAAAGATTTAAATCTCTAATATCAGAAGCTTCTAGTCTCATAATACAACTACAACATGGTTGATGTGAACCACAGTGTAGATTTCTTTTTTTATTTCTATTTGATGAGAATTATTTTTATCAAAATAAATAACATCATTTTGCTTTATTCCAGTTACATCACTACCAGCTGAAACTATAACACCTTCAGTATACCTTATATCTTCACGTTGTTTTTCAGCTAAAAAAAGTCCACCTTTTGTTTCAGATATACCTTGTTTATTTATTTTTACTATTAAATTTTTACCTATTGCTTTCATTAATTCTAAGATTATTAATTACACAATCGGTTGATAAAATAGTGGTAGCAACAGAAGCTGCATTTTTTAAAGCACTTTTAGTTACAAGCAAAGGATCAATAATCCCTGACTCAATCATATTTACCATATTTCCTGTAACAACATCTAAACCTTTACCTTCAGTTTTAGATGAACTATAATCAACTATACCAGCGTTGTTTAATATTGTTTTAAATGGAGCCTGTATAGCTTTCAACAATATGTTTTCACCTTTATTAGTTGTTTTAATTTTTTGCGAAGCGTTTAATAAAGCAATTCCACCACCTGGAACTATACCTTCTTTAATAGCAGCTTTAGTTGCACATATAGCATCTTCCACCCTATCTTTTAATTCTTGTAATTCAACTTCAGAATTAGCACCAACTTTTACAACAGCAACTTTACCTGATAATCTAGCTAATCTAGTTTCTAATTGAATTATTTCATTTGGATTTTTAGTAGATAATAATTTCTTTTTTATTTCTTCTATTAAACCTTTAACTTCTTCAGATACTTCACCAACATGAATTATAGTCTCTTGTTGATTACTAACACTTTTAATACATTGCCCTAATTGTTCTGGGCCTATTAAATCTATGTCATCACCTAAGTCTTCATTTATAATAGTCGCTCCAGTTAATAAAGCTAAATCATTTAATGTTTCTTTTTTGTTAACACCGTATATAGGTGCATCAATAACATTAACCTTTATATTACCTTTTATTTTATTCATAGCTAAAGCAGACATAACTTGTTGATCTACATCAGCTATAATAAGTAATGATTTATTATTTTTTATAACGTATTCAAGTACGTTTTGTATTTTTCTTATATTTTCAATTTCAGACTCTACTAATAAAACTAATGGATTATCTAGCTCAGCTGTTTTAGTAGCTTGATCAGTGACAAAATGTATGTTTTTTAATCCTCTATTGTATTGTATACCATCTATTGTTTCAAATCTTGTTTCTGGTAAATCTGAAACCTCCATCATTACAACACCTGTTTGATTAACTGATCTAAATGCATCAGCTATAATTTTACCAAGAACAGGATCATTGTTTGTAGATATTGTAGCCACTTGATCGATCATATCATTTTTAACCGGTGTTGCTATATTATTTAAATAATCAACAACATCATTAACAGCTTTATTAATACCTTCTTTTATTTGCCTTGAGTTTTCTTTATCTAAAACCTTGTAAGCTTCTTCTAATATAGCGTGAGCTAAAACCGTTGCTGTTGTTGTACCGTCACCAGCTTCACTCACTGTTTTTTTAGCAGCTTCTTTTAATAATGTTGCACCCATGTTTTCCACTGGATCTAGCAGCGTTATTGATTCAGCTACGGTTACACCATCTTTGGTAATAATTGGTTTGCCAGTTGTATCCTCTAGAATAACACACTTACCGCTAGCTCCTAATGTGGAGCTAACAGCTTGTGTAAGTTTCGTAATACCAGCAAACACATTGTTTTTAGCGTCCAAACCAAAGTTCAGATTCTTTACAATTGCATTTGACATAATTTAATTTAATTTAATTTGATTAAGTATTATTTGAATGTTTTGACAACTTTAGGTCCTTTAATAAAGTCCACTTTCTTTTTATAGTGATCAACACTACCATCGATAGCAGCTTCAGCAGATTCTAAAGTTTCACGTCTAGTTACATCGAACCATCTGTCGCAACATTCGTCTTCGTTACAGTCACAGCTGGGGTCTTTGTACTCGGTTTGAAAATAACCATTAGGTAACTGAACTATTCTCCAGTTTTTCTTTTCAGCTAAGTGCTTCCAAGCTTTAATAGTTTCTTCGGAAATTTGTGGTGTTTTGGGTTGACCCATTGAAGAGGTCAACGAATAAAAATAAGTCATCGTTTTTTGGTTTTAATTGGTTAAACATTATTTTGGTTTATATCACTACCACAGTGATATAGGTTTAATTATACTATCACTTGTTTTTTACAAAACTTACACTATTCAACTGGTGGTATAGGTGGGTTTTGCCATGTAAAGTATAAATCTTCATTTACAGGTGTAATTTGAAGCTTAATATTATCTTCAATAGATTTAGCCATTCTAGCTACATCTAAAGCATCTTCAAGCCATCCTATCACTACATTTTCAAAAGCTTCAGTATTTTCATAAGGTATAAAAGGTTCACCAGCCACATAAGTAAAGCTTTGAGCACCTATTTGGCTTGCGTAATATTGTTGCCCTCCAGATTCTTCAGAACCTGAGTAAGTCCAATGCACTGTGTATATAACATTATCCTCGCCTTCAGCTTGAATATGTGCATTCATTTGGTTAATTGTCCATTTGTAAGTAATTGCCATAATTTTAATTTTCTAATTGTTCTATTCTTGATTTTAAATCATTTATTATTTCTTGTTGTTCTTGTATTGCTTTTAATAAAACAGGAGTTAATTTAGAATAATCAACGCCTTGCATTTTTTCACCATCTTTTTCCCCTGTAACTACGTTTGGTAACGTTTGTTTTAATTCATGTGCTATAAAGCCATAATCTCTTTGTTCGACATCTTTCCACTTGTAGTCGTATGCTGTTATATTGTTTACTAAGTCTAAAGCGTTAAAATCTTTTAAATCTTCTTTTAGCCTGTAGTCTGATCCTGTATTATAAGAAACAGAGTTAGCCGAACCATTTCTTGTAATAGAACCCATTGAAAAAACACTTGGTCTATTAAAAACTATAAAAGCTGCACCACTAGCATTAGATGTGTCTTCAAATATAGATACGTTATTAGAGCTTTTAATATGTAATTTATATGTAGGCGAATCTGTTCCGATTCCTACGTTTCCACCATTTGGATTTAGTAATAATGGATATGTTACTGATAAATCACCCGCATCAGTAGCTTGTAACCATTGTTTTCCTGTTGATGGGCCCTCTGCCCCAAAATCTAATGTGGTACCATATCCAGCAACTTGCAAACGCATTGTTCCAGTAAAAGTTGTTCCTGATGTTGCAGGTAATCCTGTAGCACCAAATACGTTTAATTTACCGCTAGGCAAAGTAGTTCCTATTCCTACGTTTCCTCCTTGTTTTACATAAAAATTACTAGAATATCCAATTACAACATCATCATTTGCTTTTAATATAGTATTGCCATTTGATGAAAATGATAAAAAGCTATCACTAAAAGTAGCCCCCATAATTTTTTTATTATCTCCAGTTTTGATATTTCCTGAACTATCTATACGCATTCTTTCTTGGTAAACATTTGAAGTGTCATTTGTATAAAATTTCATTATAGCACCAAAAGCAGTTCCGTCTGTTTGACTTTCAATTTTTGACCTTACTACATTACTTCCGCCAAAACCTCCGCTATTATTACCATATAAAGCAATACCTGCTACATTACTTGCTCCGCTTGGTGCTGACAATTTTAATCTTCCGTCTGATGAATCAATTGATGTAGTCCCAATTCCTACGTTGCCTGAACTGTCTATACGCATTCTTTCAATATTACTGGTATTAAATTTTATATTTCCAGCAAACTCATTATCGAATTCAAAATCACCTATATTACTATTTCTAAATATAAAACCACCACCAGCTGTTGATGTATTTCTAAAATAAGACGTTGACGAAGTCATATCCATAAAGAAATGAGTAGATGTTTGATTTAACGTTGTCTGATCAGATGAGCCAATTCCAACTATTCCATTTACAGATAACTTATTACTTGGTCCAGTCGTCCCGATCCCGACGTTGCCGCCACTTACATTATTTAAAACTAAAGGTATTGTGCTAAAAGAAGCAATTTCTGCGTATTTTGTTGCTGCACCTGATTGGCTTAACCAAATATTAATATTTGCATCAACACTATTAGAAATATCTATAACTCTTGATGTTCCTTGACCTGCTGTTGTATCGTAAACATTTAATCTTGCTAAAGAAGTAGCAGTAGTTCCTATTCCTACATTTCCTGAACTGCCTATACGCATTCTTTCACTACTGCCATTTCTCCAAATATGGGTTGATGCATTATTACTTATAACATACCAATTATTGCCAGTTGTTTGCTCCCCTATGTACAGAGTTTGGGTGTTGCTAGTAGTAGGTCTTATATAAGAAAAACCTCTGCTCATCTCTAAACCATACCCGTGAATGTCCGTATAACTTCCATCTGAAAAAACAGTTCTTATAGTATCATTTGCTGTGCCATCTCCAACTTGTAACTTAGTTCCAGGCGAACTCGTCCCAATTCCCACTTTACCTGAACTATCTATACGCATTCTTTCTGCGTTATTAGTGTTTATAACAAGATAATTATTTGAGTTATTATATATAAAACCACCTACATAACTATCATCACTATCTCCCATTAAAATACCACAGTTATTAGAAGTGTCAGATTTTAGTCCTATATAAACAGGTTGCCCAGAAGTATAAGGAGATAGTTGTAAAACAGTTGCTCCATTAAAAGCACTTCCTCCTACATCCTGACCTATTTTAACCTTTCCAGAACTGTCTATACGCATTCTTTCTGAGCCATTTACTCTGAAATTCAAATTATTATCACTATGGTTATAAGAAATCCATCCTGCATTTGGGTCATCATCTCCAAACATTATATATTGTTGTCCAGTATTAGCTGATGTAAATTGTAAAGCATTACTAATATTAGTGGTTTCTAAAAACAACATTGTATCTGCACCCACTTGTGAAGCATAAGTAGTATCTCCCTTTCTTATATGTAATATATTATCAGGCGAATCAGTTCCTATTCCTACGTTTTGATTAAAATAAGTATTACCATTTTGCAGCATTACCATATGATAGTAATTAGCAGTACCTAATCTATATGATTCATCAGCTAAAACTAAAGCAGAACCCATTACAGTATCGGTTGCTGGTTTTGTAATAAATAAACCTGACCTTGTATTTTCTGACCTTAATTGCAAAGAAGCATCTGTGTTTCTTTTTAAATAATTTAATCCATTTGTGGCTGTAATTTGAGTTGTTTGTACAGCTCCTGCAAAAGTTGAGTTTCCAGCACCATCTATAACCAATCTATCTCCTACACCATTTTTTGTAATAATAAACGCATTACTACTTGTGCTTCTGACTCTATAAATAGAACCGCTTGTAGAATTTAAAGCTATTTCAGAATTTGTTCCAGCAGCTTCAATTAAAAAATTAGGATCTGTTGTTCCTACACCCACATATCCTGTTGTTTGCTCTACAACGAATTTTCCATTTATATTTGAAAGGTTTGCCATATTATTTATTTTCTAATATTTCTATTCTTTTTTTGTAATTCTTGTATAGAACCTGCTAACTACAAAAATCTTCATTTGTTACTAAACATTGTAAGTTTGCTGACATAAGAGTTCCAGTTGCAATTCCTGAAATAGCTTGTAATTGAGTGCCACTAAATGTAATACCTAATTGATTTGAAGCTATAGTGCTAATAACAGTTCCAGCGGTTGCGCTCCATTTTACTATAGCTGTTATATATGTTGAAGCGTTTGTTTTTTTGATTATACTAATTTGATATAAACCAGCTGGGTAACCACTAAAGTTTATAACATTAATCCAAGTATTTGCTACATTAGTGTAATTATTATAACTATAAGAAACGTTACCTTTAACCTGAAGACTTGCGGTTGGTGTTGTGGTTCTTATACCTACATTATTACAATAACTATTACTTGCTACAATAAGTGGAGTACTTGTACCAACTTTAACGTGAAATGGTCCACTAGGCGAAGTCGTTCCGATTCCTACTCTTTTTTCAGAACCACTACAATGAAGTCGCATAACCTCACCAAGTGAACCTAAATCAAAAGATAAATCAGTATTTGCTGTTGAAGTAAAATTTGTATGAGCTACAAGTTTTGCTCCATAGTATGTTTGAGAACTTTCACCATAAGAACCAATACGCATAGTTGTTGTTGTTGCACTGGTTGTGTTAGTACTTATATTTAAACCACCAATTACCTCAAGATTTGTTTTTGGTGAAATAGTCCCAATTCCGACATTTTTGGAAGGATTAATAGTTATAACATCAGTTCCACCATTGTGATTTATTCCAAACTTTAAATCTGCTCCATAATGTTTTAATTCCGTATAAGTAGCTACACCAGGATTACCAGTAGCATTATGACCTGTTAACCTCATTGAAGCAATTGTATCTTGACCAATATTTTGTATTCCCAAGCCTTTTCCTGTAACAACAATACTTGTCCCTTCATTTCCAATCCCTACATTTCCCGAATTATCTATACGCATTCTTTCTACATAACTTGATTCTGTTCTTGCTAAAGTTGAAAATGTTAAATTATGTCCACTTTGATTGCCTGTTATACCTGTTCTCCATTTAAAAACGTTATTATTATCTACTGCTGTACTGTTTACTGCATAAGCACTATACAAAGCACTATCTGAAGAATAACCTATGGGTTTATATAAAACTAATTTTTCATCAGGGTCAGTCGTTCCAATTCCTACGTTACCATTTCCTAAAATAGTCATTTTAGTACTATTTGTTCCACTAGCCGCTTTTGTATTAAAATCTAAAACTGATTCACTTGCGTCTGCTGCTTGAGATATTATTACTCCGTGTCTTTTATAAGGGGATGATTCATTGTAAAAATCAAACAATATACCATCAGTAAGTGCAAGTGATAAAGCACTGGCAGTTCCTCTTGTGCCAACTTGTAATTTAGATTGAGGACCAGTCGTTCCGATCCCGACGTTGCCTGCTCGTTCAACCTTAAATCTTGGATAAGTCTGTTGGTTATCATCCCATACTTGAAAAGCATTACTTCCTGACCCAACAAAAACATCTAATCCTCCTACGTCTTGTTTTGCGTCAGTCCAAGATGAATGAGCGGCTGAACCAAGCTTTACATTTCCTGGAACATCAAGTTTAGCGTTTGGGCTTGTTTCTCCAATTCCGACGTTTCCATTATCTCCAATAAACATTAAACTTGAGCCGTCTCCATCTTTAAATTGGAAGTTTCTTGAAGATTGATTGTTGTCAGAATCTATTGTAATTGCTCCTGATTCTTTAAATTTAATTTGTGCAAAATCAGCTACATTAAAATCTAAAGATGTTGCAGTGGCTAAAGACAAATTTCCAGAACTGTCTATACGCATTCTTTCTGCGTTATTAGTCCAGAAAGCTAAAGGATATGCACCATATTGTCTAACATCTGCTTGTCCAGTATCTTCAACTGAAATATATAAATCAGCATTTGTTAAACTTCCTGTTGAATTATTAATTTCTAATGTTGCATCAGTTTTAGATATTCTTACATTTCCTGAAAAAGTTGCACTAGTACCATTTAAAACTCCACCAACAGTAAATGATATTCCAGAAGCCGTAGCTGTAGCACCAGTAAGTGTACCTCCAGATAAAGGTAAATACGGTCCACCAATAACAGTTGAAGCGTCAACCCAAGTTGGGGCTGCATTACCGTTTGATTTTAATACATAACCTGATGTACCTGCTTGACCATTAAACTGAATAGCTCCAGTGGAGTCAACCGCAAATTTATCGTTAATATTAGATAATATCGCCATTAATTATTTTCTAATGTTTCTATTCTAGCTTTTAAGCTATCGTTATCTGCTTTTAATTCTTGTATTGCTGCAACTAGTAATGGTACTAATTTTGATTGTTCCATCGTTTGATAATCTGGGTTACCCTCTTCATCTACAGCATCTTTTTCACCAAACACAGCTTCTGGAACTATATCTTGCACTTCGTGTGCTAAGAATCCATCTACTGTTTTATTTGGCTCTACAATAAAATTAAATCTACTAGGTTTAAGTTCTGAGATTCTGTCTAATGCACCAGTTAATTCTACAACATTTTCTTTTAATCTGTAATCAGAATTTGATGTAAAAGCAGCTCCAGAATTACTAGTACCTATATAACCAACACTTGTACTACCCACATAAAACCTCATTACTTGAGTTCCTTGATTTATAGGTCTATACATATATATAATACCCCCATCAGAACCTCCCCATATTCTTGTTCCTGCATTTCCTATTGTAGCATCAGAAATATCTACATTTCCAGAACTGTCTATAGTCATTCTTGTTGCAGAATCATCTTTAAATGTAAAATTTTGAGCTAATAAAGTTAAAGGTCTTGCATTTCCTCCCCCTGTTTCTACTGCTCTAATTGTTCTTGCACTTGAAATATAACCTATATCTATTGCTGATGCAGTACCAGAATCAACTGTAAATCTTGTTAAACCTGAACTGTCTAAAACAATTCTATCTACATTTGCTGTTCTATCTTTTATTACAAATAAACCTGCTGAATCTGACTCTAACCTGTATGACCTACCATTTGTTGATGTATTAGTCATATCCATTTCGGTAGCAATTCCTGACAATGTTAATGTATTAGCTGATGCTGTAGTTGAACCTATTGAAACCCTTCCGTTTGAGTGTATACGCATTCTTTCTGTAGCACCTGTGCCTGTACCAAAAGTTAATGGAATGTCTGCAAGTGTTTGAAGTTGAACTATGGTAGCACTTGCATTTAATTCTCCGTATCTTGTTCCATTTTGACCTAAATCAATTCCAGAATAAGAAGTTCCATTTATCTGTAACTTAGCAATACCAGTTCCTCCTATACCAACACTTCTACCATAAAATCTACCAAATATATCTCCGTCTGTAACTCCTATACCTACATCCCCTGAACTGTCTATACGCATTCTTGGTGCATTATTAGTACCAAAAGTTAATGGATGGTTTGATATTGCAGTTAAATTTAATCCTCCAGTATCCATTGCCAAATACCCTTTAGTAGAATCTGTAAAACCTGAAAGCCATATACTTGAACCTGATGATGGATTACTTACTTCTAAAGCTGTATACCCACTTCCTACTGGTCTTGGCGAACTCGTCCCGATCCCTACGTTTCCAGTAGATGTTATACGCATTTTTTCAGAGCCATTAGTATACATTTCCATTACCTCTGATCTTCCACCAATATACACGCCTGAACCACCCGTATTTTGAAAACGTATAAAACATCCAGTTCCAGGAGCGTTTAAGTGTAATATTTCACTAGGCGAAATCGTTCCAATTCCTACGTTTCCATTAGATTGTTTTAAAACTAATTGATTTGTATTTCCATTAGTAAATATTGTGAGATTGTTATTAGTGTTAGTTCTTATACTATTTTGGTCTAATCTTAATGTTTGTGAACCAGCCGTTAAAAGTATATCAGCATCACCAGAAGAAGGCTCAATGTCTAAGGAAGCATCAGGCGAATCAGTTCCTATTCCTACGTTGCCTGCAGATGTTATACGCATTCTTTCTGAACTATCAGTCCAAAACGCCATATGATAATCACTTGTATTATATCTAATTAAACCCTCGTGTCCATTAATATTATTATTTATAGAAAACATTAATCTACTATAATTACTTGCATCTGCTGTTTGGGTATTAATTATTATACCACCTTTTGTACTATCACTTACTTCTAATTGAGCAAAAGAACTTAAAGTCGCTGATATAGTATCAATTCCTATTAAAGCATTTCCAGAACTGTCTATACGCATTCTTTCTGAACCATTTGTTACTATTCTATAAGGATGATTAGATAAAGTACCATTAGTCATTCCATTAGTCGAATCAGGATAAATATAAGCATCGACAGAATTATCTGAACTTCTTAATCTTATTCCCCCTGCTTTTGAAGTGACTGTACCTTTTATATGTAAAGTTGTAGCACCAGATGAAATTGAAGATGGGTCTGTTTCATTTATTCCTACATTCCCTCCAGAAGCTATACGCATTCTTTCTATGCCAGATGTAGCAAAAGTTAAAGGAGTTGCTTCGTAATTCCAACAAAAAGCATTAAAAGCATTTTGTCCTACTCTAAATCCATCTGCACCTGTAGTGCCACTTGTAGCAGTTTGAAAATAAATACCTACATTATTATTCGTCCCTTCATAAAGAGTTAATCTATCAACAGGCGAAGTCGTTCCAATTCCTAAATCTCCTAAAAGGTAACTAGTTGTTGAGCCAATACTTCCAACTGTGCTTGTATCTTTTTGTAATCTTATAATTTCCCCATTACTTGTCAATCTATTAAATCTAGCAACAGTATCTCCATTTACAGTTGAGTTAGCACTTCCATCGGTCATAAATTGATTACCAACAGTTGCATTATTTGCAGCTGTTTTACCTATTAACACATTACCTCCAGTTGTTACTAGGAACTTATTATTTATATTAGATAAATTAGCCATATTTTGTTTTATGATGCTGCAGTGAATGTAAGAGCATTTGTACTATCGTGCCCGACTTGAACTGTGTAACCTATATTTTGAGCAATACCAACAGCTTGTATATTACATGTAACGGATAATCCAGAACCTGCATTTAAGAAAGTAACTAGAAAATCATTTGATCCAACTGGTCCTGTGTCTATTATTTTATTATAAACTGGAGTAGCATTATTAGCATGAGCAACAGTGTATTTTTTAGTTACAGAAGTTCCTGTACTTGTTTCTGAAGTTAACCATACATCAAATATTAACGCTCCTGTAGTAGCTCTATTTAAAGTAAATGCTAGAGAAGCTGAAGCTGTAATAACAGCTTGATCCCCAGAAAATATACCACCACCGTCACCGCCAGGATTACTACCACCTGTTACGTGGCCTTTAGCATCAACGGTTACACTATCGTAAGTTCCAGCTGTTACACCAGAATTATCATGAGTTATGTTTGGTGTATCACCACCTGAAGAAGATATTGGAGCTGTTGCCGTTACTGCTGTTACACCATCATCATTTGGTGGAATAGCCCACGTTGCATCTTGTCTTAAGAAATATCCACCATTATAAGTAGCTTGACCCGGAGCTGGAACTATACCAGCAACCCCATCAGTACTTGCATCAGCAGGACCAACAAAAACCGGGTTAGCCGGTATTGTTACAGTAGAAACATCTATTGCTGTAACGTGTCCTGTTGCATTACTTGTTACACTTGTTACCGCATCAAAAGTTCCACCAAAAGCAGGTGCATCTGTAGATGTTGTATCTGCTCTAGTCGTAGCATCGTGATCTATAGTTAAAGTACCAGCTGATTCACTGGCTGTTATATATGTACCTCCAGAAAACGTAGCTGTATCAGTTGAAGCTATATTAGTTGTATTTGTACCATCAGATAATATCCAGTATTGATAATTATCTACAGTTGGAAAAGTTGTTAAATCACCAGCACCATCTATATATTGAGTATTATCACCTTGAAAAGTAAATGCTAATGTACCTGAGCTTGTTACTGGGCTTCCTGCTATACTTAAAGAATCACCATCAATTGAAGCACCTACACTTGTAACTGTACCTGTAGTAGGTGTTGTCCATGTGTTTGCTGTAGCAGAACCACCACCAGATGTTAACACTTGCCCAGCTGTACCATAGTCAGGTGTGGAGCTTAAACCAATACCAACGTTAAATTGAGTTGTTTCTTCAAAAACACCTGGACCTTTAACTGTTGTAGTATCTGTATCGGCATTACCAAGAGTTGTGTTACCTTCAACAATTAAATTACCAGAGTTACCAATAGTAACATCTGCACCATCATCTGATATAAGACCAGTTGCTAAAGTATTAGATCCAGTCCATTTAGCTATTTTATTAGCTGATCCACTTCCAAGTATAGCAGAAGTGTTATCTATTTTTTGCCAAGTATCAGTTGCCCCGACTTCTACAAATATAGCCCAGTCACCAACTTGCCAATCTGTAATACCATCTAAGTTCGTAGTACCAGCAACGCTTACAATATAAAATTCACCTGTAACACCAGTACCACTAGCAAGTGTTGGTGTGTTAGTGCTAGCATTCCATGTTCCTTTATATACAAGACCTTGTGGTATACCAGTGATTTGACCTTGTAAATAAGATAAAGCCTCTAATATAGTATCTGAATCTGCTATAACTTGAGATGTTGCAGTTGGTAAATTAGTTAATACTTTACCGGTTACTGTGGTATCAGCTATTGTAGTAGCTATACTAAGCGCACCACCTGAAGTATAAGTGTATGGACCACCAGTTGATGTTGTATCACCTGTAAGTGCTATAGCTCCAGAAGAAGCTAAAGCCGTAGCTGTATCTGCATTACCAGTTAAAGCACCTACAAAATCTGTAGATGTAATGCTTACACCACCTGTATATGTACCACCTGTTCCAGAGAAAGTTCCATCTGAAAGTGTACCAGCTTGCATTGTACCTGATATAGTAACATCATTGTTTAAATCAACTGTTACTGCACCCACATTACTTGAAACAGCGTCAGCTGTAACTGTTATGTTTGAATCCCCGTTAAATTGAAGATCATCATCAGATAAATTTAAGTCATGTACCGTAGACGTACTATCTTTGTATTGTAATATTTTAGCACCAGCGGCATTATCTACATAAGCTGTTGTAGCTATTTTAGTTGAATTATCACCAGCTGACTGAGTTGTACCTGTTGTGGCCGTATTTACCGTACCGTTTAAATCTCCAGAAAACGTAGCACCTGTATATGTACCTGCTATAGTAACATCAGTTGTTAAACCAATAGTTATTGTTTGAGGTGTTGTCGCTGTCGCTATTTGATTAGTTGTTCCTGAAACAACGAAAGTTTGACTATTTAATAATACTGTACTAGCGTTAGAGCCGTTACTGAAATTTAACGTTTGAGCATCGTTTTTACCGTGAACAAAAGCGGTTGTTGCAACTTTTGTTGAATTATCGGTTAATGCTTGGGTTGTAGCCACTGAGCCGTCAGGTAGTGTTACACCAGCTGTAGGGAAAGATAAAGTCACTGTACCTACATTACCAGCCACTGTAGTTGCTGTAGTTTCTATTTCATTAGCTGTACCTGCTATTTTAAAATCATCACTTATTAGGTTTAGATCAAAAGGACCAGTTGAATCACCTAAGTATTGTAACACAGATGGATCAACTTTACCATCAACATAAGCAGTTGTTGCTAACTTAGTACTGTTATCACCTTGAGATTGTGTAACACCAGTCACCGTGCTTTCAATGCTTGACCCTGCTTTTACTATACCTGTTAAATCACCAACGAAATCATCTGCTGTTATTTGTGTAAACCCAGTACCTATAGTACCTGTTATAGTTGCATTACCTGTTGTAATGAAACTTCCACCTCTAAAGTTATTGTTTGTTAAATTAATGTCTCTACCTGTAGCAACGTTACCGTTATTTAATACCGCTTGTAAATCGTTACCAGAAACAGTTACAAGGTCAATAATACTTTGTACTGTAAAATTCTTAGTTGGCTTCGACGCGTCTGTTGCATCTGTCCCTAAAACTAAATCATCAGTTGTAGGTTGAACTACAGGATATGAATATATTATTGCCATGTTATATTAGTTTTGAAATTGTTATTTGTGCGTTTGGTGTAGTTGTCCAACCGTTGTTATTAAGCTTTTGATATAACGTACCATCGTTAGCACCGTTTGAATCTCTTAACATTTGGTAAACGTGGTAGCTATTAGCAGATGTAATATGAACCATTTGGTTTATTACAATTCTTTTTGTATTCGATGTGTTTTCTACATGGAATATCTCCGCGTGTGTAGGTCCAACTTGACTAGAACCATCAAATGTTCTAAACAAAGTATGTAATATGTTTGCTGAGTTAGTTCCCTGTAAATAGTATTCTTGAGTCACGTAATATGTTCCAGTTTTTAACCAAGTTACTTTACCTGTTGCATCTATAGTTACACTAGTAGATGAAGATGAGTCTGCTTGACCAAATATAATTTGATGAACTGTGTTTGTGCTTGTAGGACCTTGTGATGCTGGTATACCCGCAACGCCACTATCGTTACTAGACGATGTGAGTTGTTGAATGAACTGTTGATCAACTAAGGTTTTTATGTCTGTTAAGGAATATTGTACCGTAGGATTGCCTATAACTGGTTGACCAGATGCATCTACGTTGTTAGACCCAAGTATCTTATCACCTAGGTTTGGTGTGAGTGTTGGGTATGAAGAGATTTGTGCCATTTTTTTTCTTTTTTATCTGTTTGTACTGCAAATCAACTGAAGTTAATCTAAACATGTGATTATTTGTGAAAGCGGACTTTTGTTAAAGCGCACTTGTATTTTCTATAATTAGTAATATTACACGTTTTTCGCTAGGTTTACTCTTATATAGAACTAGATATAACGATAGTGTGACAATAGCTGTTTACTCTATAACTATAATAGGCTTATGTCACTATAAAGCTGTTAGATATATAGAAGTATGGTGTTACCCCTATCCCTCTGGTTATCAACGTGTTACGCAAAATCGTTTTGGTTTGGCGGGGCGGCCCCACTTTTTTTCACAATTGTAAAAATGTTTTACGTTTTTGTTTAAATTTGTATACATGTTTATGTTTTTTCTACATACTACTAATGTTTACTATTTACAAAGTAAATACGACACTATATGGATAATATATATGTAAGTGATTAAGTAAAATTACTTATATCAATTGAGACAGTGTGGTATACCACTCAACTCATTTAACTAAATAAATAAATATACACTCTTATGAATTACAAACTAGAAACTTCAATAACAGAAATTATCAAACAAATCAAAGTAGAATTTCCATACGACAACACTA